CGTTACAAAAAGGTAATAAAAACGAGTGAAAACAGGCGGTTGCCGATTTCCACGACGCGCACGACGCCTAAAATGAGATTGATTCGTTTTTGTATTTTTAAAGAAAAATCGACTTTTTACGCGTCGTGTCCGTCGTGGACTTTCACCGATCGGCGACTGGCTAGCGTTTAAGGTGTGTTTTGTAACGTCGTGCAGGCGTCGTGTTGGCGTAGTGCTCACGTCGTGGATTTTAGAGACAGTTTCTCTTAAACAACACAGCTTATAAGCTTTTAATATTGTCTATTAAAAACCTATAAGCTATTGTTTTAAAGGGGTGCTTTTAAGGGGAGACTGTCGGTAGGCGAGTAAACAGTATTAGTAACTAATGCCAGTCTTCTCTTGACAGTCGATGTCAGTATCGCAATCCACGTATCTTCCAGTTTCCAGGTCGAGCAGTTGACTGCCGATCGCATATCGGTGGTAGTTGGCCACCAGTAGAGAATTCTTAGGCGTAGCAACCAGAGTTAAGCAAGCACTCAGGCAAGCGGCGATTACTAATAAGCAGATAGCTTTCATGTCAGTAGGTCTCCTGTGTTGATTGCGACCCTGCTATGGTAGCCAGGGTCGTTGGTGGTTGGCAGATGGCCGTTAGTCGATCGGATTACCCATCCATCCTTTGGGCTGCTTCTTACCAGTGCCGATCAGCGTCCAGGCTTCGTTTTCCTCGTCAAGCTCAACCCAGAACCGATCTTTGGCATCAGCGTTCTTGAGATTCTCGCGAATCTTGGCACGAATCTCTCCACGCCCCATCTTCAATGCTTTGAAGAGATCAAGCTCAGATACTTGATCGCCAACGTCTTTGAGGCTCGCCTTCAACGTTTCCATGAAGACGTTCTTGCGTGCACCGCCACCTCCACCGCCTGATCGTTTAACAGCCAGGCTCTTGATCGCGCCTTGTACGTCGCTTGGAAGAGTATCGAACATCGCATCTTCGATGAACAGCCCCAGAGTGCCAACTGCTGCTTTCTTCTCTCTTTCGATCCTCTTGGCACGAATCATCGCCCATTGCTCTTTCTCTGGTTTGTCTTCAAAACCAGCAGCAGGAGTGTAGTCGATTGCGGAACAGGCTTCTTGGATAGTCATAGTCTCTTGCATGGTGTCCTCCTTGGACAGTAGACCAGGATTGGTCTTGGTTAAATTCGGTTGGCTCATCCAACCTTGTTAAGAAAAATTTTGATTCATCTCGCATCGAATGTCAAGCGGAAAAACAACTTTTTTTCGTTTTTAATGATTTTTATTTTGCGCTCCGCAAACGATAGCAAACAAAGGGATAGCGGCGAGCAGCAAACCCTATAGGCGCTAGGGATTCGGGGTATGGTGGGGGATGATCCGATCGTCGCCGCGCGGCACTTGTCCACCCGTCACCCGACAATCCTCCACCTAACAAAACATAACCTGAAAATTAACCCCAACCACCGCCACCACAAAACAAGCCTTAAAAACAAAACAAACCTTAAACGCTACACTCACTAGGCCAAAATATCCCTTGACTTTCATCAAGAAACATGCAATAATTTCCTCAAGAAAAAATAAAAGAGCCGTTCGACAACCTACTATCGACAACAACGGCACCAGCAATCGACGGTAGTACAATGAAAGAATCAGATTTAAAGAGCATACGCACCAACTACGACAAGATTGTGCATTTGTTAGAAGAAGCGAAACTGCCTCGTAGTGAAGTGGTAGAACAAGCAAAAAGCATGTTCCCGGACTTCAGCGATCAGAACTTCTATGACAAAGTCATTGGTCCATATGAGATTGAAGTGTATATGGATTCAAGAGGCAAAGGTCTGTCTGTAGAAGAGAGTGCACACAATGCTGAAATTTCTAACTTCGTGCTCAACCAAGCATTGCAAGGACAAGGATTGTCGCTTGAAAGGTTTGTCGCGCTAGTCAAAGCAGAGCTGTTCGCCAAGTCTAAACTAATAATAAACCTTCTCAACGTTATTGAAAAAGCAGAAAGCAACACAGAAGTGAACGCAGCAACTATATTGCTAGAAAAGATTGCTCCTGAGCGCTACGGGAAGGCAGTTTCTGCGGTAAGCGACAAAACGGCGATTGAAAATACGCCTGTCTCGATAAGCTTTACTGTAAGAGAAGAAGATGAACATTGAGCTTTCAGCTCCGCAAGCTGAGGCATATATGTCTACCGCCAAGCAAACTGCGGTTGTTTCAGGTTTTGGTGCAGGAAAGACTGAATTTGCAATGTTTAGATTGATAAGCACCGCTTTAAAGTTTCCTGAAGCAGACTTTTTATATTGTGCGCCTACAATCCCACTAATTAGAGACATTTTGTGGGCGAAGTTGGACGATTTTCTTCCAAAAATAGGCTTAAAGCATTCGTTAAACAAATCAGAATCCATAGTGTACCTGAAAGGTTTTGGAAAGATATTCTGCAGGTCTATGGACAACCCTGAAAGATTGGTAGGCTTTGAAGTGTTAGACGCTTTCCTGGATGAGATGGACATATTGTCAACAGAAAAGGCAATTTCTATGTTCATGAAGGTCAAAGCCAGGTGTCGACAGAAGGTTGTCGATCGGGAAAAGTCCAATGGGAAGCTTGTTTACAAGAAGAATCAGATATTCGTCACTACGACACCTGAAGGTTTTCGTGGGACGTATGAAATTTTCAAAAGAAGCCCGGCTCCAGACACCAAGCTCGTTCAGATGAGTACTTACTCTAACAGAAAAAATCTTCCTGCTGACTACATTGATGATTTGAAGTCCTCCTATCCTCCTCAACTGATCTCTGCATATCTAGAAGGAGAGTTCGTCAATCTGAATAGTCTTGGTGTCTGGGCTTCTTTTGATGTTGAACACAACCACATGTCGACTGAAATTCGACCTGGCGAAACTTTACATACTGGACAGGACTTTAACGTAGGCAGAGGGTGTGCAGTGACTTGGGTTGAGCGTATTTTGCAGCCAGAGCACGAAAAGAACCCCACAAGCCAGCCGCTTAAGGTGTTTGTGGCAGCTCATGAAGTGATCGACACTTTTGACACTCCTGATACGATTCGTGCGCTTAACGACCGTTTTCCTAAAGAGAAATTCGACGATCGTGTTTTGTATCCTGACAATACAGGAGACAACAGAAAGAGTGTGAATGCTACGATTACTGACATTTCTATAATGAAGAGAGAAGGTTGGAGAGTGGTGCAGAGAGCGCATAATCCGCCTATCAAAGATCGAATAACTTCCGCTAACGCAGCTTTTTGTACGGCAGATGGAGTAAGACGAGCGTTTGTAGATACGGAGAAGTGTCCAGTATTCACTGACTCTTTAGTCAAACAGGCGTACGATAGGAATGGATTGCCTGAAAAAGGAGCAACGAAAGGAGATGATGTTACGGACGCGGGAACTTATCCTTTAGAGCACCATTTTCCTGTTAGGCCTAACAAAATGTTCGTTACTTCTGTAGGCGGACTATGATTGCCAAGACCACAAAACTTGTGTCTTCAGAAGACGTTTTGGAAAAACTTAGAGAAGTCATTGTTCTTCCTGAAAAAATAAAATCAGTAACGATCGCTTTAAATATAGACGAGCCTGTAATCATAGACTCTACTTTTTACGCTTTGCCAATAAAAGAGGAAGAAGATGTCGAATAATGTAGATTACCAGCACGCCGAATATCGTGCAATGCTTCCTAGTTGGCAAAAGATGCACGACGCTTGTATTTCTGAGACTCATGTTCATTCCCTAGGAGAAGAGTATCTGCCTAGGCTGGACGAAATGGACGACGCTCAGTATAAAGCGTACACCAAAAGAGCCGAATTTCCTATGTTCGCTAGACATGCTCTGGAAACTTTTCAGGGAATGACAATGCGAAAGCCCATAATCATAGAAGGGCTTGATAGAAATCATGAATTTCTGCAGAATATCGACAGCAAAGGTTCGACGATTGACGTATATGTTTCTAATTTGGTAGAGACGTTCTTAAGGTACAGACGAGCCGGAACATTAGTAGAATATCCTCCTTCAGATCCTAATCAGTCCAAAGCAGACGCAGAAAAGAACAATGTTCGCCCAAGGTTGGCCTTCTACGATCATTCGTCTATTATAAATTGGAAGACAGAAACAAAGAACAACCTTACTGTGCTTAGTCTTGTTGTACTAAAAGAAGCGGAAGACGTCTCTAACGACGAGTTTACGCACGAGTATAAGAATCGTTACAGAGTACTTAAGTTAGAAAACGGCGCCTACTTGCAAGAGGTCTACAATCACAACAAAGAGCTTGTAGAAATTAAGACTCCGTTAAAAAACAACAAACCGCTGAATTACATTCCTTTTGAAATTCATGGAGGAATTAAAGTGAAATCTCCGGCTGCTCTTCCATTAGTAGAGCAGAACTTTCATTGGTACATGAAAGATGCAGATTATCAGCACGGACTTCACTATACCGCATTGCCTACTCCTTGGGTGGTAGGAGTAGATCCTAAAGATCCAAACGCGCCTAAGACTATTGGTCCTCAAAAGCTTTGGATGCTCCCAATAGGAGCTACTTGTGGAATGTTGGAATTCACAGGCAAAGGACTTGGGCAAGTTGCAGCTTCTATGCAAGACACTTTTGCTAATATTGTTCTTCTTGCTTCTCAAATTCTAGTGCCTAAGAGCGCTTACGACGAATCGGCTACTTCTTCTAGTATCAGAAGCGTATCTGAAACCGCAAGCCTTTCTGCAATGGTCAAAGGCTTAAGCGAAGAAATGACCAGAGTAATCAATTGGGCTTGCGAATGGGCAGGATATACAGAAGATAAAGTCCTTTTAGAAATAAATTCAGACTTCATGCCGATGACGCTAAGCGGAGCAGATGTTTCTGCTTATGTGTCTGCTGTGATTAAGGAAGGCTTCAGCAAGCGAACTTTGTTTGAACTTCTTAAGAAAGGCGAGATCATTGATGGCGACAGACAGCTTGAAGACGAGCTTGCTGACATAGAGAAAGAAGCCAAAGACAGGATGGACAAAGAGGTGGAGCTTGCTGACAGATTAGCTGAAAGTTCAGCTAAGTATACGACTAAATTTACGGAAAACCCTGACTCTAAGCAAAATGAAGGACAAGACGCAGCGACGCCAGCGCAAGTAGAAGGAAGAAGATAAACCACCACACCACAGGAGAAGGAAATGTCAGAAATTGATGAGGCAGTCAAAGCTGCAACAGAAGGACTTCTAGCTAAGAACAAAGAGCTTCTTAGGGAAGTCAAAACCGCGCAAGAAAAGCTTTCTAAGTTTTCTGATGTAGATCTTGAAGCACTGAACGCTGCTTCCGAAGAGCTTTCCAAGCTTAAGAACGAAAAGCTTGAAAAAGACGGTGAATACAAGAAAATGTACGAGACACAGAAGGAGCAGAGCGCTAAAGTGATCAAAGATTTAGAAAGCAAAAATCATGAGTTAGTCTCTGCACTGAAGACCACCAAAAAGAAAAATGCGCTTACAACGTCTTTGGCAGAAAGCGGAGTAATCCCTGAACTAATGGACGTTGCTGTAAATACTCTACTAAGCGAAGTTTCAATTACAGACGACGATTCTGTCATGGCAGGTGAAAATCCAGTGTCAGATTTTGTCAAGAGTTGGACAGCTTCTGACGTAGGAAAGCACTTTGTGAATAGCGGAAATTCTGGCGGAGGAGGCAACGGCTCAGCAGAAGGAAGAGTTGATGCCGCTGAGAAGTTCTTCGACAAGAAGAGCGAGAGTTACAACTTGACGGAACAAGGCAAGATCGCTAAAGGTGATCCAGAGCGTTTTAATAGATTGAAAGAAAAGTATAGTTAAGCGGCTTTTAGATAGCGTCTAAAAGTAGCGCGAGATAAGTTTTGTAGGCAGAGCCTGCAAGACGTTCTGCTAGGGGCAGTATCTCTCTTAAAAAGGGGTACTTGCCCCTATTTTATTGTCACTAAAGGAGAACTCAAATGGCTGAAACAAGAATAACTGACGTATACGAGCCGCTTACATTTAATGGGGCGGTACAAGAAGCACAGACGGAGCTTAATCGCTTCATTCAAAGCGGAATCCTCGTAGAAGATCCAGCGCTGACTGAGATGGCGCAAACTGGAGGACGAACGGGTGAAATGCCGTTCTTCGCTCCTCTTGACACTTCTGCTGATCCTAATATCATGTCGGACAATCCGGCAAACCTTGCAACTCCTGGCAAGATTTCTGCTAAGAAGCAGATTTGGTATTCTGCCAATCTTCACAGGTCTTGGTCCACGATGAATCTTGCTCGGGATCTATCGCTTCAAGATCCTATGGCAGCGATTGTGAACAGGGTAGCTGCTTATTGGGCGACTGTCAATGAGAAGCGGCTTATCGCGGCGTGTAACGGTATTCTGGCGGACAACGACGCTAACGACTCCGATGACATGTTCGTAAGTATTTATTCTGACGTTGCGTCTCCTGCTTCTACAAACTACATTAGCGCGGAGGCGGTGCTGGACGCCAAGCAAACCATGGGCGATCATGCAGAAGCGCTGACTACTCTTGGAGTCCATTCTGTTACTTACACCACGTTGCAAAAGCAGAATCTCGTCGACTATATCCCGGACGCAAGAGGAGAAGTAACTATTCCTACTTATCTTGGATATCGTCTCGTTGTTGACGATTCTCTGACTGTTACTGCAGGAAGCAATACTCCTCAGTATACAGCCATGCTGTTCTCTCCAGGCGCTTTTTCTCTTGGTTATGGACGCCTGTCTGTTCCTTCAGAAGTTGAGCGCGTAGAGAGTGCTGGTAATGGTGCTGGACAAGACATTCTCCATACACGTGAGAATATTGTAATTCACCCTTATGGATTTCAGTGTCTTGACGCAGGAATTGCAGGAAACAGCGCGACGCTAGCAGAATTGGCAGCAGCTGCTTGTTGGGACCGTGTAGTAGATCGTAAGCAAGTTGGTATTGCTTTTCTGCTGCATAACTAATAAGGCAGACCATGGCGGAGACTAAGAAAAAGAAGACTGTTAAGAAAGAAATGGCGCTCGATCTTAACAGTCTTAATAAGATGGCAAGAGAAGGTTACGAAAGAATCGGCAAGCCTCGTGGCGAAAGATTCAAGCGTAGCTATGTGCGCCAGGAACTGGAGAAGTAATGAACACTGCTGTGATTACGCCTGCAGAGTCTGACAGCTTTCTATCAGACAAGACGTCTTGGCTGGCACTTAGCGAGGCAGAAAAAGAAGGGCACATTGCAAAAGCTAGTGTATACGCGCAAACTCAATGGACGTGTTCTGAAGAAGTTGTCTGGGAAGACGATTCTGCAACAGAAGAAGTAGAAGAAGAAGCAATCCCAGACTTGATTAAAGAAGCGGTAGCTTGGTATGCTTACGCCTCTTCTAAAAACAATCTTTTTGGCGATCCTGCAAACGACGATCCAGCTAAAGGAAATCTTCGCTTAGAGCGAAAGAAGCTGGGAGAGCTAGAAAAGTCTGTAGAGTATTACCAAGGAGGAGCTCAAAAAGGAATAGGAACAGCGAGACACACAGGTTATCCTGATGCGTTAATGCAAGTTTATTGCGAAATGTCGTTTATGGGCGGATCAATCTCATTGGTGAGAACATGAGCTTAGCTGATGAATTTAAAGAAGCTGCAAAAGAGCTTATAGATGAATTCTACTCTGGAGAATACACCTATTTGTTTCCTTCTTCTGAAAGCTATGACCCTAATGACGGCAGCGTGACAAGTCCAGAAACCCCTAAAACGATTCCTGCGGCCAGATACAATATCTCAACAGATAAAAAGGCGACAATGTCATACTCTGAAGACACTTGTATCGTAGTAATGGCAGGAATTGATCTTGAAGAAGTAGTGCCAGAAGCTGGAGGAGCGGTTGTTTTTCCAGAAGGAACTAGGCACAGAATAGTGTTAGTCGAGCCGGATCAATACGGCGCGGCGTACTTTTTGCACGTAACGAGAACTCCCGATGGCGCTTAGTTTTTCAAGACAAGTAGACCAGGAGTTTAAGAAGTTTGGAGCCCTGGCCAGTAGAGAGATTACTGCGTCAGCGAAAGGCGCTTGGAAGACCGCGGTTGCTGCTAACGATTCTCACGTAACTACTGGAGCTATGCGGTTCAACTGGAAGCTTTCTACAGATAGAAGAAGCTCTTATGTTCCTAAGCGCTTAAATAGGCCTAGGCCTAATGTGCCAAAGTTCAATTTTAGAATCCGTTACGACAAAAGAATTTATCTTTACAACAATATGCCGTACGCATCATTGGCGGAAGACTTGTCTCCAGGAAACATGCTCGCAAAAGCCACCGTGTTTTTCGAGAATGACCTAGAAGCAAGATTAAGAAAACTGAACAGGACTAAGTTATGATTGATTATACTGAATTGAGAAGAACGATAGAAGTGTTTATATCAAGCAACTTTAGCGATGTTCCTGTG